CCATAGTTCTTGTTCTGTGCCTCGCATCACAACTTCAAGTGCTGTTGATAACTTGTCACGAACCCATTGAGGCGTTGATGACTTTGCAGTTTCGATACCCATCATCTTGAGTTTTGGTTCTGCCAGTCTGACACCTTCGTTATCGTGAACATTGAGAATGTATCTCTTCTTGGCAGTCCAGATACCACGATCTGCAATCACTTCTCTGCCCATTTCCATCTTTTGTTGGAAGGCGTTTGTGTATTCTGCCAGTTCTAAAAATCCATCTGCAAGCGCTTCTTCTATCTTTGATTCTGCCTTCGTTAAGAAGTCAATGATCTTTTCTTTTGGTGTATCTTCGGGAAAGATTTGATTGACGAACTTGTCCATTGTAATGTAAACAGAATCAGTATCGATTGCGATCACATAATCTTCGTTCTCTGTCTTGAGAATCTTGTTGAGATATTCGTTGACTGTTTTCTCTGCCCACTTGATGATCAACTGACCAGACATAGTGATTGCTTCTGCAAGATCGATAGAGAAGAAGGCAAAGTATTGATTCGCCATTGCACCATAAGCAGAGTTCAAGGCGATCTTACGAACTTGTTGATTGTTATATGCTCTCTTGATCAGTGTGTCGAGTTCTCGTAGGCGTTTGACATCTTTTGTTTTCTCTTTCTCTTTCTGATACTCGATCATCTTTTTCTTCCACTCTTTACGCTCTTCGTAAAAAGTTTCCATGAGTTCAGGAAACATGCCTTGTTTGTCACGAGAGAAAAGTACACCGTTTGGTGTGACACATGTATCAGTTTGTTTACAATATGATAGATCACATTTCTTATCAAGCAGTCTATCGATGTTTACATCTTGACGATTGCCTTTGACAAGTTTCTCAGGCGAAATGTTGTACTGCATGATGATATGTGGATACAGTGAGTTCAAGTCAAACGACATCACCCAATTGTGACCACCGACAAGTGGTTCTTTTACAAATGCACCTGCAATAGGTTTGTTCTTATCGTTACCTGTCTTGAGTCTTTGTGGTGGTGTTTGAATACCTTGTTCTTTTAAGAAGTTGTAGATGATAGTTTCCCAATACTTCACCATGCCAAATGTATCTGAATAGTTACACTTTGCAGTATAGGCTTGAGACATTACCAACTCCATGAAACCGAGTTTGTTATCAAGTTCTTCTACGAGAACAACATCACGAACATTGTATTCTAGGAACTTTGCATAGTCTTGTTTGTATAATGTATGCAGTGAACCATATTCTGAGTAATCAAGTTTACCTTTGCCAAGTTCTACTTGTGCAATGTGATCTAACTTGTATGATTCTTGGTTGACGAATGTTTTCTTACGATACATTTCTAGATAGTCGATGATGTTGACACCTAGAAGATCGAAGACTTGTTGTTTCTGATAACCTTGTGTTGTGAACTCACGAACATTTGATTGACCCCATGGCGAAAGTTTACGATGTTCATCTTCGCCCATGAGTCTGTCGATACGATTACAAAGATAGGTAATATCGAATGAGTTTACATTCCAACCTGTAATGATATCGAACCATTCTGTTCGCCAGTATTTGATAAACTTTTGTAAGAGATCGAATTCGTTTTTACATTCGACATAGATGACATCTGTTCTGCCATGATCCCATGGTCCGATGCCGAAGACAACTGTTTCTTTGCCGAATGGTTTGATTGAGATCGCATTGACTTTTTCAGATGCGAGCATTGGTTCTGGAAAACCATCTTCGCACTCACACTCAATATCAAGTGTTGCGATCTTTACTTTGTTGAAGTCCCATTGAATGTCGCCTTGAAACTTATCTGAGATATATGTGTAGACATATCTGTCGTAACCATGAATCTCAAAGCCTTCGACACCATCATACTTCTCACGGAACTTTCTTGCACCACCCATAGAGTTGAGTTCAACAACTTCGAGTGGTCGACCGTCAAGTGACTTGTATGGTGTTTGACCTCGTTTAGATGGAATGAAATGTTTCGGACGATAAGAAACAGCGATCTTCTGTTTCTTATTGCCTGAATACCCTTGTACTAGAATCTTGTCTCTAGATCGACATACATTTGTATAAAAATCCATGTAGTTATTATACTACAAAGATTATTCGTTGAGAAGGGACTTATCTAAATGAATATCGCCATATTCTTTGAAATGTTTTGCTACTACACCTTTGATATCTTCGTAGTGTGCAATCTTTTCCATTTCTTGTTGGATTGTCTCGATGTGGTCGCCGTGTTCTGCAACACCCACTGAGTTTTTACATTGAACTAGCACATTCGTTTTATGTTTTGCAATCATTCCATCAGCATGTGCTACAACTGATTTCAAAATTTCGTTTGTCATGTCTTTCATTATTTACTTACCTTACCTCTTACATTATTGCCTGTGGCAGATTTAAAATTAGTTTCAAGTTGTGGTCTTGGATCAAATACTGTTTGAATCTGATTCTTGTTGATCACGAACTCATACTCTTTTGCATATGGAATCCATGGTGCAAAGTCAACTGTCATCTTGCCACTCTCGGCAGTTGTGAGTATAATCTGTGGTTCAACAATGATCCAATCACCACTGTTTTTTGCCTTAGCGAAACCTAGTAAAACTTCGCCTGTATTAAGACGAATACATTTAACTGTTGCGCCGTCCATAGGACTAAACACTTAATACAATCTCCTTCAATTCTTTTGATCTTCGACCTACTTGACCGAACCATCTAGAATCTTCCATCTGTTTTGCCATTTCTTCCCAATCTCTTGAGTCAACAGCCTTCAACATGTTTTTAAACTTTGATAAACGATTGTAACCCATGTTGAACATCATGTTCACTAAGACATGTTGAATGTCTTCTGGTAAATCATCAAAGTCTTCTACTAAGTGTTTTGTTTCTTCGACATGCTTATCGAAATCGTGATCGTAGACTTCGTCTACTCTTTCTTGACTTACTGGTGTGCCTTCTGGCTGACCAAATTCAGGATCATCTTCTCTGACTAGATGCCCTACTCCAAATGTTAAGTAACCAAGAGAGTCTTTATAAATTTCTAAGACTTCACCTTCATGTCTCTTGATCTGTTCCTTCAATATTTCTCTGTTCATCTTTCTTTACTTGTTCCTCTAGTAATTCTACTAGTATATCACCCATGAGTTGGTGTAGTTCGCTATTATTTAGTAGTTCTTCTATGTTCTCCTCAGTCTCCTCGACACCTTTTGGTAATCTTCTGACACTTCTCTCGAACTCAATCTCAGGTTTGCCTTCGACAAAGTTTACTTTGCCATATTGATAGACTAAACCTTCCCACTGTCCATCTATGAGTTCAATACCTGCTGACTCTTCAAATGGATTTTCTACCACTCTGAATATGTTTCCAAATAATTTATTCATCTTCCTTTTCGTTCTCGTAATCTTCCCAATCATGTGGCGTACCAGCATTAGGTTTACTTTTACTCATTGCTCGGTCCCAAGCCTGTTTCTGCAAAGTTCTTATTTCGTTTTCTTTTTTACTCATCTTATTATATCTATGTTATCAGTATTCTTGGTCCAAACTTCAAGTTCATTTCTCAATCTATTCTCTGCCTTAAGTTTATCATATCTTTTAGAAGCAAGTTTTTTCCACCACTCTACAATACTATCAAACTCAAATCTGTCATAGTTTTCTGCCTTTTCTAAGGTATCAGTCTCTAAGTTTAAGTATTCTTTTACATTTTTGAAACCATACATTGATGCGAACTGTCTCTTTCTCTCTGTTAATCCTTTTGCATCAACTAAACATTTGTTAAATTCTTCTAAGTCTGCACCTTCTAATGAGTTCTTTATGATGGATATCATCTTAGTTTGTGTTTTTAACTTCTTTGATGTAGCAACAGGATCAATCAAGGGTTGCCCATTATTTCTGTCTTCAAACCATTTTTTCAAATCTCTATATTTTTGGTCATTGATTGAAGGTGCAAAGTTTGAATCGGTAAGTCCCTTGAATCTTAAAAAAGGTCTCATGCCGTCATACATTGAAGATGACTTTGTACTACCATATAATGAGGTAGTTTCAAACATACAGAAAGGTCCACCATACTTTTGATTGAGTGATCTTCTTGCAAGATGTGAACAACAAATGCCTGCAAGTAATTTACCACCTAGATAATTGAAACCGAATGGTTGAGTAGGAACTATAGAGAATCCCATAATTGAAGAGTCATTGAATCTGCTCATGACATCTGGATTCAAAGTGTCTAATGGTCTACCTAAGAAGTCATTTCTTGGTTTTGAATTGATTGTTGGAGAACCAAAACGAATGAATCCAACAATTTTATTGGTGTTCTTTTCATAGACCACCCATCGAAAACACTTTCCAGGAACTGAAAACTCTACTGCATGAGAGGTTACTATCTCTAGATAATTACAGAATAGATCATTAGGAACTTGACGACACTCAAACTCCATGTCTTGTGGGTGCATATCAAAAGACTGAAACATCTCATCTTCTGGTCCCATTCCTGGAAGAGATGCTGGCATACTCGCAACTCGTTCTAGTTTAATTCTTCGAAGATAGTCATCAATACGACCTATGTCTTTGAAGTAATCTGTAAAAACTTTAGCTGCTGTCTTAGCGTCTTTCTTTTCTAATATCATAATAAAAACCCTAGAACCATGATATCATGGTCTAGGGTAACTCGCAAGGGACTTTTAAAATCAATTTGTTGCAACGAAATAAGCATCGTTTCCATTTGCATAATAATTTTTTACTGTTTTAATAATTATCCAACCATGTCTCTTGAGCCATCTTAGAGAAGTTTTGTTGTTGACATCAGCATATCCATACATTAATGGATACTTTTCCGTCAAAAATGACAATAAATCATCGGCAATGCCTGAAGCTTTTCTACTAACACAAGCATCCAAAAAATTCCATGCAAGTTCGCCGTTCAGTTCATCTGCATATCGTATTATACCAACGCCGTAACCCACAACTTCATCATTATCATCTACTACAACCCATGAGTCTGTCAAAAGATTTAAGACAACATGATACCAATATGATTCATTCCATAATTGTTCTTTTGGATGAAAGTGTGAAGAGTGTTGTATTGAAATACAAACAGGAATGTCCTGTCTCGTTATTTTACGAATACGATACACGACAGACCTGTTTAAGTTTAAAGATTTGCTAGAACATTCTCTGGTGTTGATACTTCATATGGATCAGATTCGATGTTGTCACCGAAACCATCTTCTGCAAATACGGCTTCTACGACATTATCGTTTACAACCATTGCATATCTCCATGATCTGATACCAAAACCAACATTTGCTTTTGCTACTGAGGCACCAACGAGTTCTGTGAATTCACCGTTACCATCTGGTAATGGTTTCACATTCTCAATACCTTGTGCTTCGAACCATGAGTTCATAACAAAAGAATCATTTACTGATAAACAGTAAATGTCTTCAATTCCCTTTTCTTGAAACTGTGAGTACATAGTTTCAAAACCAGGAAGTTGAAATGATGAACAAGTAGGAGTAAAAGCACCTGGAAGTGCAAAGATTACCACTCTCTTGCCTGCAAATTGTTCTCTGGTGTTTAGAAATTTCCATTCACCTTCTGCTCTAAACGGCATTGTGACCTCTGGTAAGGTCTCACCTACATTGATTAATGTTGACATAATATTCCTGTTTTTAAATTGGAGCGGAGTCATGGATTCGCACCGTGATCTCTAAACTGGTAGTTTAGTATTTTACTTTAAACTAACTCCGCTTGATGAGTCCATATTACTAAAGAATCATCAAACCTGCAAGAGGGTTTTTTAAGAAATTTTAATTATTTCTGGTTTTTCTTCTTCAGGTACTTCTTTAATTAAGGAAATGACCAGTAGACCATTGACTACAGAGGCTTTATCGATCTTAATGTGATCGCCTAATGTCCATGCTCTCTTGAAACTTCTTTCTGAGATTCCTTTATGGACAAATTCTAAGTCTTGTCGTACTGTGTTGTCACCTGTTACAGTTAGAACTTTATCTTTGAACTCGATACTGAGTTCATCTTTATTAAATCCTGCAACTGCAAGTTCAATGAGAAACGAGTCGTCTGAGGACTTGATCACATTGTAAGGTGGGAAGTTATCGTTGTGGCCTGATAGTCTCTCCATGTCATCGAAGAGTTTATCGAAACCGATTGAAAATGGTCTGAATCGACCAAAGGCGTCTATACTTGTCATAATTTTCTCCTATTAAATAGCAAGTTTATATTCTTGACCCCTTATGGGCATCAAGATAGTGTTAATAGTTGCTACCAAGAAATTGGTTTGTTATCTATTAACACTATTATTATATATGTATTTCTACAAATTTTTCAAGTAGTTTTTCGAAAAATTATGCAACTCTTTTGACATCAAATTCACAGGTTTTAAAACCTTCGTTGTGAAGTAACTTGAATGATTTGATGTTTTCTACACCTCTGTCGATATAGATTCTACCCCTTATACAGTCAGGTGTCATGATAGGACCGAAGTATTTTCTTCCGTCTTTCATGTCGAATAGTATAGTGTGGTCTTTATAAACGGTGAGTTTATCTAATTCGGACTTTTTGATTGTGTTAGTATCATCTGCGATTGCTGGTAGTCCTAGTAACAACAAGGCAGATACTAATGCATATTTAAGCATATGAATCTCCTATATTATGTGTGTGACTATCCGTTACTGCTCTTCGATTGTAACACAATCTACTCTGTCCTGTAACATAAATGTCACAAAGGTATATAGGGGATTTTATCAGTTAAAAATGATTCGTGCAAGACCTTTTTTAGTTCGTCTTACAAGTTCGTTCTTGACCTTTTGTCTTTTCTTTGCTGGGTTACTTCGATTGTTGAAGTAATCTAGAAGTGCTTGAAGTGGTTTGGCGTGCATGTAATCATGCTCGATAGTTTTCTTCTTTGTGTTTCTGTCAATCTTCACAATCGAATTACTAAATTTAATTGGCATAATACTTTATATAGTGTTTATCTGAGCTCACACCTTCGTTGTGCTTGATCTATTACTCTGAGATTATTATTAACAACATATGCAGAAAAGATCAGAGGAAAAACCATATCTTCATTTCGTATTAGATTCATTGAATCTAAATGTTGGAATGGTCGTAGAAAGAATGCTTTGTGTATGAGTAATCTATCAAAGTGTGGTACTTTTGGTAAAAGAGGATTTGCCTCATAAACACAATCGTATTTCATGCCCTCGTTTGTGGTCCAAACATCTGCTAGTTGTAAAAAATAAAATGCGTATATGTATTCTCGTTTAACAGGTTCGCTAAACTGTAAAGATGGTAACTTTCTCGGTCTTTCCCTTAACATGGATTCTGTCAACTTCTCTGAATGAGAAGTCATTACATAATCCAGCAGTTCTTGCCGATAACAACAAGTCCACCCCCTCATAATTGCGTGTTTGGCCTTCGAGTCGAGCACCAAGGTTGACGGCGTCTCCAATGACGGAATAGTCAAATCTAATTTCTGATCCCATGTTTCCGACAATACATTCTCCTGTGCTAATGCCAATCCCGACATTAATAGGAGGTAGGTTGAGAGGAGCAAGTTCTTCATTTAATTTTTCTGTGGCATCTAATACTTCTATTGCTGATTTGACTGCCCGATTGGCGTGATCTTCACAATCAAGGGGTGCATTCCAAAAAGCCATAATACAATCGCCCATATACTTGTCGATTGTTCCTCTATTATTTATAATTATTTTAGTTTGTACATCCAAGAACTTGTTGATCAGTTCTACAAGTCCTTCTGGATCATCATTGTTCTTATATGCCTCTGAGATTGGTGTAAACCCACATATGTCCATGAACATGAATGTCATCTCTTTGCGTTCACCACCTAACTTAAGTTTACTTGGGTCTTTCTGAAGTTCCTCGACCATGTCTGGAGATAAATACTTTTGGAACTGCTTCTTAATTTGTTCTTTGAGTTGATATGTTTTATAGTATTTGTTAAATGAAGCATGTCCAAATACTATCATGGAGAACATTGATGACTAGAAAGTATCGATCAGAACGAGCTCATAAATCCACACATAGTAACCCAAACCCACCTGAAATCCAACAATACCTAGACTCACTAAGCCCGAAAGAACTGTGGGCAAAGTGTAGACCACTACCAATATTCCTAGAAGGCTTATCAGAAGAAGAAAAGTCTCTACGAATTCAAGATAGTAGGATTGTTGTATTTGAACTTCTTGCAAGACGGTTTGGATTTGGTTTGCTTGAACTTCGTGGGGATACAATACACCCACTGGAGTTGAAATTGGATTATTCAACCCCTCAGCAGTCAGACCCCATATTACAACCTTGTTTGTAAGGTCACTCTGAGGTAGATCACTCGCTGATATTCGGTCGAAACTATTCCAATAACTGATCATCACATCACTCGTTGGAGTAGTTTCGATTGGTTTTGCCCGACCCATTCTAATCCATTCTATGCCTACTTCTTCTGTGACTTTAGTTTGATAACTAGGCATATCATATAATACTCGTAAAGTCTCTAAAGCGAGAGACGGATATATTACATTGTTTGCTGAGACAATTAAAGGTGCTGATCTAGTAGTGTTATCAAAGTTAGGTGTACCTTCTACAGGTGGTGTTGCAACTGTAACACCAACACCCCAAGCGCCATTTTCAAGTACAGGCACAGGTGAAGAAATGCCATCAAAGTTCCAGATTGATTCACTTATATCTCCGCCTCCGAAAGTTGTTGTTGGTACATATGGAGAAGAACCAGTATCTTTTTGATTGGTAGGAGAACTGGATAATAAACTCAATCTTTGATCTAAGGCGCCAGCAAATGCTTGGTCACCACCAAACCGATCTGGTTCGGCAAATTTAATTGCAAAGACATGAGTTAAACTTTCATCTGAATTGAGAAGTAAATCTGCATAGATGTCTCTAGGCCAAGGGAACTGACCATATTTTTCTAATGACTTCTCATCGATATCAACAAGTACAATATCGTCTACATGTTGAACTTCTTTTTGTTGATGTAGAAAATCAAACCATGACCATGATATGTTTTCTATGAAGTATGGATTCCATACCTTAAGACCAAATAGTAACCCAATGGTCACTAAGACTGTTTTCCAAGAGTACATTAATTACCTTGTGTTACTGTGACTGAACAACCACCTACAGTAACGCATGTTTGTGTAAGTGTATAAGATTGTGTTGTGTTACCTTGTTGTATGAGTGTGAGATCAGTTGTCTCTGAACCTTGAAGTGTGATATATGCTGTGTGAGCGCCAGCACCTTTTTGCATTAAGTCTGTTGTAGAATCATCGGCAGTTCCGTAATAATAAATTCTTGCGTATTTTGATCCTGAATCTTGTTGCCAAATTTCTGTTGATGTGCCATCGGCATGAATATCTAGATAAGTTTCGTGGGCACCTTTTTGTGTGACATCTACAATGTTGTCATTGCCCCAAACATGAGCACCATATGTTGCACCATCTTCTTGGTCAATTGTAATATCATTGCCTGATCCGTCAACATCACCGCCCCATGATTTACCTGAACCCCACCAAGGTACCCAACTGATTGTATTGCCAGCACCTTTTTGTGTAAAGTTAAATGTGTTATTTGCATGATCAAAAGAAAAGTTAATCGTGTTATCGTAACCAATTTGATCGATGTTAAGTTCTAAGTTGTCACCACTATTCAGTTGTTCTACATGAACATGATTATGTCCTTCGCCTGCATATGTTTCCATTGCAGCTGAAAGACACACTAGTGTTAGTAGAAATATTATAGGTCCTAGTTTCCCCATGGTCTAATCCAATATCTAAATATAAATTCTTTAATTCGTTCCCACATACCGTTATTTAGTTGTTCTGGTTAATGTATATCTCAATCGTAGGGTCTAATCCAAACTGTAACATACCAACATAACCATCAATATTTAGGTCTAGAAAACCAGATTTACTAGTACCATTTACGATTACGATTTCAATGGTACCTTGCACATTTCTATAGAAGTATAAATCGCCATCTTGCACAAACACATTGAACTGAGAATCTTTATTGAATCCTATCTGAGCGCCTCGTAGTTCTACTGCACCTGTACCAGAAGTTTGTTGAACATCTGCAAGTGTGACTGTAGTTCTTTCTAACTCTTCTACTACATCTAACAGATCGGTTAGAAAGTCGACATCTAAGAAGTCGATATCCAATTCTGAGAATTCTAATTCACCTGTATCTGCCAAAGCATCTGTTTCTAATTCGTTGAACTCTAAGAAGTCAACATCTAATATGCCTTGATCTTGGTCTTGTTCATCTCTATAAGAATCTTCCATCTGCTCTCTCACCTCTTCAGGTGGGTTTACAATGAACATGTTATCGATCATATTCGGTGTTATGTTTGCAAGTGTAACAGTTGACGCTGGTGGAGAATCAAATGAACTGACCATCGTTGCTTGATAGGCTTCATTTAGTGTAACTGAACCACCATCGTTAGTGACAACGATCTCACCACTTGCATCACCATTGGCGTCAGGTAAAAGAATGACAAGACTCCTGCCGATCTCATCGACCGTGGTTGTGAAATCTGTTCCGTTGATTGTGATCTGTGCAGCTGGTGTGTTGACTTTGATGTTTTTCTTTTTGATACGATTGCCTAAACCAGATGTAAATCTTGCAGTGCCTTGAACCATGTTCAATGACATTCTAGATAAATTTGGATCAGGATCGTAATACACCTCATCGAGAAAGGCGTAGGTGTTCTCTGTCATGTCGAGAACTTCATTATCTAAAAAGACGATCTTCATTCGACCGTTACCAGTCTGTGCTTCGTCTTTTAAAAGTATTTCGGTACCGACTGAATTGCCAACCGACTCGCTGTTACGAGTGATTGTTCCGATACCTGTAGACTCAGTGATATCTCCGATAGGGTTAGCATATGCTAACCCCACCGCAAATAACAAATTAAGAATCGTTAGCTGAGTCTTTTTGATTGATCTGAATGATTGCATTGTCAGATGTTACATCTAATGTAATCATACTTGTTGGTGATACACAACCAGTAGCACCTGTTGCACAAGTACCAGTTAATTGGTTGATATCAACATCAGCAGAATCACCATTTAATGTAAAGTTAAGACTTGAATCACTCGCATCATTTTGTAAAGTATTGATATTGTTACTGTCACCAGTAATATCAAAATTCCAAGTTAAGTTATCAGCTTCCCAATCGATGTCAAAAATGTTTGAACTACCGATCATTACTAGATCAGCGTCTAAAGATTCAGCACTAGCTGCACTACCTTGATCTATGTCAAAAGTATTGCTACTACCAGTTACATCGAAGTTTATGTTCGAACTGTCAGCACTGCCTATATCTCCGATCTTCCAGTCTATACTGTTAGAATCACCTGTGAAATCTAACTTGTAGTATGAACTGTCAGCAGTAACAGGTCCAAAAAGGACATTATTGTTACCTGTGAAATCTAAATCAAACTCTAATGAAGAACCTGTAATTGCCATGGCACTTCCTAGGTTGCCTGAAGATGCATTATCTCCGCCGATTTTGTTACCAAAACCAACTTGGTCAATGTAAAGTTTTAAAGTATCACCAGTTTGTGTGATCTTAATTTCGTTATCATCGGTGGCCTGTGCGAAAAGAATACCAGTCGACATCAAAAGCATTGTGCTTAAAATAAATTTTTTATTCATTTTCGTTATACCCCTCTATTTCCCAAAAACCTCTATCGTGTCCTTGGATGATTAATTCAAGTACGCCTGCTTCAATAGCAGTTCGTACAGCGAAAGTCACCGACTCATTATTACCCACTCCGTCCTCGATCTCTACCAATTGTGTTCCTTGTTCGATGAATCTGAAAACATCTCCACCTGAACCAACACTCAAAATAGTTTTTCGAGTTTGTACATTCAATAAAACTTCGCCAGTCAATACTGATACTGCTCTCATAGAGACAGTCACTATATCTTGACGATACATTCGGGAGAATCCAATACCGAGAGTTCTTGCGCCTGAACCACCCGTTTTATAATTGGTATCATACCCGATAATACCACCCTCGATAATCATTCCTGCGAATAACAAGGGTTGCAAACCTTGTGGATCAGTGTCAG